GTCTACCAAAAGGACATGTGGAACAAACTACGTAAGTTCCCACAGTTCGCTTTGATTGGTGAACCATTAGAAGAACATCACCTATTTACTTTACTCCAACAGGAGAAAGACGCTCAACTGAACGAATTTGACCAGTGGGTGAGTGGTGACTACTCGGCAGCTACGGACGGACTGTCACAACAAATCAACTCTCTTTGTATGTCTGAGTACTTGAATTCTATCCAAGCCTCAGATGATGAGAGGAAGATCCTCGGTGCAGTCCTGGGAAACCATCGAATAGAATACCCGGAGAAGTATGAGATTGACTCCATACAACAATCCAATGGGCAACTGATGGGATCCCCTGTTTCCTTTTCTGTTCTTTGTTCGATCAATCTGGCAGCGTACTGGTGCGCGCTTGAAGAGTTCACTGGCCGCAGTTTTTCCTGCAGTCAGCTCCCTGTATTGGTTAACGGGGACGACATCTTATTCCGGAGTAACTCCGCTTTCTACGAAGTGTGGAAAAAGTGGATTGGCGAGGTGGGATTCACTCTGAGCCTTGGTAAAAACTACATCCACAAGGATGTGTTCACTATCAACTCGGAGTGCTTCATGTACCAACCCAACTCTTGTGATGTCGGAAAAATCTTCACGCCTATAGGGTATATCCACAGTGGATTACTTCATTCCTCAAGGGATGAAATGAAATTCAGTGGTGGAATTGGAACCCGACCAGAAAACATGGAAATGCCATGTATCGCTAAGATCCAGAGGATCCTTGACTCCGCTAACGATCCTGTCTATGCCTTTCGTAAGGTATTGAAGTTATGGAAGACTGAGATCTCAGAGCAGACCAACTCAGGTGAGTACAATTTGTTCGTACCCTGTGAGCTGGGCGGCCTGGGACTCCAGACACCCCTTTCCTCCAACATCAAAGTCGAGACAACGGCCTTTCAACGCAAGTTGGCTGGCTTTCTCTATCAGAGAATAAAGACTGGAAAGTTTGGAGATGTGGATCACAACGGAGATCATGATCTAACAAAGCCCCTTCGGACCGAAGGCAAGACCACCTTTGTACGGCGTAGTAAGCCAGGTGTGAATATCTTGCCGCAACCGGCCAGGGGAAAGGTAATCTTTAGGGAAAAGATGGAACCTCTGCGGGAGGACGAAGAGCGGATCCCTGATCTCGCTCGTACTCTGGACAACTACCAGAGTCTGCGCATCCCCGGTAAAGAGGGGTACTGGGCTAAGACTAGCCTAGATAAGGAGCTTCTTCAGAGTTTCCGAAAAGACAAGAAAGCGTCTTGCATGTTGCAGCCCTTTCGTTTTACGATGGAGCCACGAGTTCAGTCCTTGCTAATCTCATCTGATTTTATCTGGGAAACATCTGGACCCGATGGTCAACCTCTGAAGCTTCTTCCGCGCGGAAAATCGTCCGTATGTCAGTCACTCCGCATTTAAGCGACAACTGTGAGTTGAATCTGTTACCGTCAACAGGGTAGGTAAGACCTTATAGGCCCATTTTAGTCCCAACCATGGTAGCAGAGGAGATGACTCAGGAATCGTGAGAATCGTTGTGATTCACGTTTATTGAGCCGCCTGTTGGCGGTGCTCATGAGCA